CGTATATGGGTCCGAGATAAAAAACAAACACTATATTACTTACCAATCAAAAGCTTGCTCGACCTTTCCATACTTAACCCTACGTATATACAAGAAGAGCAAGCAGTACATATACACATTTACTCCCAAAATACGGATTATTCAAAACCAAACAAACTTATTCCAGTAGCTAAACTCTATGAGAAATACGAACATATTTATATACAAGTTCGTAGTATTATTCCTCAAGAGTTGCCCCCATACTTTGACTTTTATAACAACAAAGTAGCATTGGCTTTCTTCGGAATTGAAAAGAATGGTATAAACATAAACAAAAATGAATTTGATAAATACTATGAACCCACTAAAGAATTTCATTCAGTCAAAGACAACAGGGTATTTACCAGTTACAACTTATCTACAACAACTCGTAGACCAAGTAACTCTTTTAATGGCATTAATTTTGCCGCTTTAAATAAAGAAAATGGCTCAAGGAGAAGCTACATATCGAAGTATGGGTTTGTGGAGTTCGATATTAGCGCATACCATCCTCATCTTGCTGCTCGTTTGGTTGCCATGGATTTCAATGGGCAAGACGTCCATCAAACGTTCGCAAACCTATACGGAGTCTCGTATAAAGAAGCAAAAGAGCTTACGTTCAAACAACTCTATGGTGGCGTATTTAAAGAGTACGCGCATTTGGAATTTTTTCAAAAAGTAAATAAGTTTATTGAAGAGAAGTGGCAAGAGTTTGAAGAGCAAGGCAAGGTAGAAGTTCCAATATCTGGATACTTTTTTTATAAAGACAAGTTGGAAAATATGAATCCACAAAAATTGTTTAACTATATGTTACAAAATGTGGAAAGTGCTGTCAACACGTATATACTGATAGACATTCATAAATTATTGAGAGGGCGTAAAACTAAAATAGTTTTATATACTTATGACAGCTTTTTATTTGAGCTTGGAGAAGATGAAAAAGATATAGAAATTGAAATAAATAAAATATTTAAAAAATATAAGTTACAAACAAAAACTAGTTATGGAGACACATACGATTTTGCATAAACCCGAATATATGTATACCGGATACGATTTTGATCCAATTAATATACGTGACGTGAATAATAAGTTATTTTGTACTTTTACTAGCTTGGAAAATTTAGATTCTCTAGTAAACGAAATTACAAGCGCATACTCCATAATGTACAAGAAAATGTTTGTTTTGTATGTAAAAAGTACAGACGAATATGTTGTTACATATAATGTTGAGCAAGGCAATGTTAGTGACATTCCTGAAAATACTATTTTAGTACATAGAAAAAAAGACACTAATACACTATATACTATTAATGCTTTAAATGAGCTTATAAAAAAACTAAATGGGGGAGTAGTTGACCCTAAGTATATGGTGAGTTGGCAACACTATAGAAATTGTATTTTATTGACTAACCATAATGAGTTAAAACAATTAAATACAAAGATTTATAAGATTGTTGAGCTTTAATTTGGCTCATTAGTCCCGTTTTATTAAATTAAGTTATAAACAATGTATAAGTTATGGATTTGAATGAAATCAAAAATCGATTAAACGCCATGCAGAGTAAATCTGCTTCAAAAGGCGGAGGTGACAAAAAGAACATTTTTTGGAAACCAAGTGTAGGTAAGCAGGTAGTACGAATTGTACCATCTAAGTTTAACAAAAATAACCCATTTTCAGAGGTTTATTTCCATTATGACATTACTAACCGAGTAATGATCTCTCCAATCAACTGGGGTGAAAAAGATCCTATTGTTGAGTTTGTGAAGCAACTTCGTGGAACAAATGATAAGGAAAATTGGCGTTTGGCTAAAAAGTTGGATGCTAAAATGCGTATTTTCGCTCCTGTTATTGTTCGTGGTGAAGAAGCTGAAGGAGTTAAATTATGGCAATTTGGTAAAGAGCTGTATATGGATTTCTTGAATTTGGCAGATAATGAGGATGTTGGTGACTTTACTGATATTACTACAGGTCGAGACATTAGTTTGACTACTGTAGGTCCTGAAGTTACTGGAACTAGCTACAACAAAACAACCATTATGCCAAAGGTTAAAGAAACTCCTTTGAGTAGTGACGCTAGTGAGGTTCAAAGCTGGTTAGATAATCAACCAAATCCAGTTGATGTGTTTAAAAAATATTCTTATGATGAGATGAAAGAAGCACTTCAGAAATGGTTGACTCCTGACGAACCAGAAGAAGGAGATATTATTGATGATGAAGATGAACCAGAAACTGAACCAGTAGCTCCTACTAAAAACTACGCTCTTAAGACTCCAACTGCTCCTAAAGTGAGCAAGGCTGAAAAATTTGATTCTTTGTTTGACGAAGAAGAAAGTGATTTGCCATTTTAATTTAAACATTTATGCCTAGACCTAAGAAAAGTGAATCACTAACGGCAGCAGTCTCTGCGGAGATTAAAGCCAATTTTAACCTTGATAAGTTCAAGGAGAAAAAAATGCTTAACAGTAATGTTAAGTTTAAAGAACAAAAATGGATTCCTCTTAGCCAGGCGTTTCAAGATGTTACATCAGTTCCTGGTATTCCTCAGGGACATATTGTACTTCTTCGAGGTCACAGTGATACAGGTAAAACTACTGCCTTGATTGAAGCAGCTGTAGCTGCTCAAAAGATGGGTGTTTTGCCTGTATTCATTGTTACTGAGATGAAATGGAATTGGGAACATGCTATGCAAATGGGTCTCCAAGTAGACATGGAGGTAGATGAAGAAACAGGTGAAGTATTAAATTACGGCGGTTTCTTCCTTTATGTTGACCGAGAAAGTTTGCATACTATTGAAGATGTAGCAGCATTTATTTTAGATATGTTAGATGAACAGAAAAAAGGAAGTTTGCCTTATGATTTGTTGTTCCTTTGGGACTCAATAGGCTCTGTACCTTGTGAAATGTCTGTTAAATCTAATAAAAATAACAATGAATGGAACGCTGGTGCAATGAGTACCCAATTTGGAAACAATGTAAACCAAAAAATCACACTTTCCAGGAAAGAATCATCTCCTTACACAAACACTTTATTGTGTGTAAATAAGGTTTGGACAGCTAAAGCTGAAGTACCTATGGGTCAACCAAAACTTATGAACAAAGGAGGTTTTGCAATGTGGTTTGATGCTACATTTGTAATTACTTTTGGTAACATTGCTAATGCTGGTACAAGTAAAATCAAAGCTATTAAAGACGGAAAGCAAGTTGAATTTGCTAAACGTACTAATATTCAGATTGATAAAAACCACATTAATGGTGTTACAACCAGAGGTAAGATTATTATGACTCCTCATGGCTTTATTAATGACAATGATAAAGAAGTTAAAGCCTATAAGGATGCCCACGCCAATGAGTGGATGAAAGTTCTAGGAAGCATGGACTTCGACATTTTTGAAGAAGATGAAACTTTTGAAACTATGAATGTATTTGAGAATGAGCCAGATTAATATTTGGCTATTAACAAAATCTTTGTTATATTCATAGTAATGAACAGAAAAGAACTATTACAACTTCTTGAAACCATGGAACAAGAGACACCTGTCTCAAATAAACATGATAGAGTTCTATTGATAGATGGCTTAAATTTATTCTTTAGAAACTTTACAACTATTAAGTATGTTAATGAGGCAGGTGCTCACGTTGGTGGTTTAGGAGGTTTTATTCGCTCACTTAATTTCCTTATTAAACAAATTCAACCCACATCATTATATGTTGTATTCGATGGGGTAGGTTCTTCCACTAACAGGAAGAATCTACTTCCGGAATACAAATCAGGTCGTAATTTGACTCGAGTTACTAATTGGGATATTTTTGAGTCATTAGAAGATGAACATGACTCTAAAGTTGACCAGTTAGTTAGATTAATTCATTATCTAAAATGTCTACCTGTTAAAACTGTTAGTATTGATAAAGCAGAAGCAGATGATATTATTGCTTACTTGAGTAAAAAGTTACCTGAAAAACATAACTCCCAAGTGTTTATTGTTTCTAATGATAGAGACTTTATGCAACTAGTAAATGATAAAGTTATTCTTTATCGCCCAGCTGAAAAAGAATTCTTTGATAAAAAAGCTGTTAAGGAAAATTTTGGAGTACTAGTTGAGAATTTTATCTTATACAAGACATTAATGGGTGATAATTCAGATAAAATTGAAGGTGTAAAAGGATTAGGTGAGAAAGGATTAAGAAAAAAGTTTCCTGAATTAGCTGAGCGTCCTATGTCTTTTAGTGATTTAATTAATTTATGTGCTTCAAAATATAAAGAGAATGTTACTTACTCTAAAATTGTTTTTGAGGCTGATAGATTAGAAAAAAACTATAAGATTATGGATTTAAGTAATCCTATTATAGGAGAAAATGATAAAGAATATTTGGATGAATTTATTGATGAACTAGCCCCTGAATTGAATTTAAAAGCATTTATGCGTTTATATAATGAAGATGGTTTAGGGAAAACAATTTTGAACACTGAATATGTGATAAATGAATCTTTTAAAGTATTAAACAGTTATAGAAAATAAGTTATATGACATTAAATAATTTGTCCCAATATGGTATTGGGTTCCAGATCAAAGTATTATCTTCCTTGCTAACTCACAAGGAATTTTTACTCAACATTCAAGACGTTTTGAGTGAAGAATATTTTGATAATCAAGCACATAAATGGATTATTAAACATATCCTAGATTACTTCCAAAAATATCATGCTTGTCCTAGTATGGATGTTTTGAAAGTAGAGTTAAAAAAGATTGATAATGAAGTACTTCAGGTCTCAATTAAAGAACAACTTCGTGAAGCTTATAAAGCATCCGATGAAGATTTAAAGTATGTTGAAGAAGAATTTTCTAACTTTTGTAAAAACCAACAGCTTAAAAAAGCGTTGTTAACAAGTGTAGACTTTCTTAATGCCGGAGATTATGACTCTATAAGAATGATGATTGATAACGCCTTAAAAGCGGGTCAAGACAAAAATTTAGGCCATGAGTATAATAAAGATACTGAGTCTAGATATAGAGAAGATCAAAGATTAGCTGTACCTACACCTTGGGAACCATTTAATGATTTACTAATGGGAGGTCTAGGAGGAGGCGATTTTGGTCTTATATTTGGTAATCCAGGTGGTGGTAAATCTTGGTCACTAGTTGCTTTAGGTGGCTATGCTGTTAAGTTAGGTTATAATGTTATCCACTATACTCTTGAGTTAGGTGCTGATTATGTAGGACGTCGTTATGACGCTTTCTTTACTAATATTCCTGTAAATAAAATTTTACAACATAAAACAAAAGTTGAAGAATTAGTACCTCAATTAGAAGGACAGTTAATTATCAAAGAATATCCAACAGGTAAGGCATCTATTTCAACTATTGAAACACATATTAAAAAGTGTATTGATTTAGATTTTAAACCAGATTTAATTATTATTGACTATGTTGATCTTCTTCGTTCAAAAAGAAAGAATCGTGAGCGTAAGGATGAGATTGATGATATTTATATTAGCACTAAGGGACTTGCTAGAGAGTTAAATATTCCTATTTGGAGTGTATCTCAAGTTAATCGTGCTGGTGCAAAGGATGATATTATTGAAGGTGATAAAGCAGCCGGTTCTTATGACAAAATCATGATTACTGATGTTGCAATATCCTTATCAAGGAAACGTCAAGATAAAGTAAATGGGACAGGAAGATTTCACATTATGAAAAACAGATACGGTATGGACGGCCTAACGTTCTCTGTGAAAGCAGATACTTCAACTGGTCATTTTGAAGTGTCGACCCATGTTATAGACGATGATGAGGAACCAACAAATCAATCCAACAGCACTAATTTTGGTGGAATTGACTCAGTAGACAAAGCCCTTATTAGAAACAAATTTTTCGAATTACAAACAGACTAAACTATTATTAAAAAAATGTTAACAACAGAATCACAAATTTTGTCGGAAATTACTACCCATCTTAAGTATGCCAAATACGTGCCTGAAAAAAACAGACGCGAAACTTGGGATGAGTTGGTTACCCGAAACAAGGAAATGCACATTGAAAAATTCCCTCATTTGGCTGAGGAAATTGAGTCCGCCTACAAGTACGTTTATGATAAAAAGGTACTACCATCAATGCGTTCAATGCAATTTGCTGGTAAGCCTATTGACATAAACAATGCTCGTATTTTTAACTGTTCCTATTTGCCTATTGATGATTATAGAGCATTTTCGGAAATTATGTTCTTATTACTTTCAGGATGCGGAGTAGGTTATTCAGTACAAACCCACCATGTAGAAAATTTACCTGAAATTAGAAAACCACTTAAGTGGAAACGTTATCTAGTAGGTGATTCTATTGAAGGATGGGCTGATGCTGTTCGTATGTTAACTAAAGCTTATTTTGGTTATACTTCTACTGGTCCTATTTTTGACTTTAGAGATATTCGTCCAAAAGGAGCTTCACTTATTACTGTTGGAGGTAAAGCACCTGGTCCTGAACCATTGAAAATTGCTTTAGTACAAGTACAAGCTATTTTAGACCGTAAACAAGATGGTGAAAGATTAACAACTTTAGAAGCACATGACATTATTTGTCACTTAGCGGATGCTGTTTTGTCTGGGGGGATTCGTAGAGCTGCTCTTATTGCTTTATTTAATTTACATGACAATGATATGTTAACTTGTAAATTTGGAAGTTGGTGGGAAAATAATCCACAACGAGGCAGAGCAAATAACTCAGCAGTATTGCTTCGTAGCAAAATCGATAAAGAAACATTCTTGGATTTATGGAAGAAAATTGAAGCATCAAATAGTGGAGAACCAGGTTTCTTATTTACAAATGACAAAGATGCAGGAACAAACCCATGCGCTGAAATTAATTTGAAACCAAATCAGTTCTGTAACTTATGTGAAATCAATGCTTCAGATATTGAAACACAAGAAGAATATAATGCAAGAGCTAAAGCAGCAGCATTTATTGGTACTTTACAAGCTAGCTATACTGACTTCCATTACTTAAGAGATGTTTGGAGAAAAACAACTGAAAAAGAAGCATTGTTAGGTATTGGTATGACAGGTATCGCTTCAGGAGCTATCTTTAAATTAAATATGAAAGAAGCAGCTAAAGTAGCTTGTGATGAAAATGAA